TACGGGAATCGTGGCCATTTTGGGTTTTGTTGTGAAAGAGAAGTTTGAAGAACTCAAACGACTCGGCATCCTGCTCAACAGGACACGCGAAGAAGTAGCCCGAGACCACGTAACCCGTGCAGAAGTACGAGCCGATAACGAACAACTGATGTCCCGCCTTGACCGGTTGGAACAGAAGATTGATAGGTTGGTAGAAAATGCCAAGTAAATCCGGCAAACAACATCGTTTAATGGCTTTGGTTGCTAATGACCCGAAAGCAGCCAAACGTCTTGGAGTCCCCCAGAAGGTTGGGAAGGAATTCATGAAGGCTGACAAGGGTCGTAAATTTACGAGGAAATCCAAGTGAAAGAATCAAAGGCTATGGCCAAGAAGGAAATCGCCTTCATGAAGAAGAAGGGCGCTCCGAAATCCATGATCCGTCACGAAGAGAAAGAGTACGGCATGAAGAAAGGCGTCAAGAAGATGGCATTTGGCGGTATGTCCGGGGGTTCTGGAGTACCTCTTTCAGGGGGTTCTGGTGCTCCCACACAAGCAAGACGCGTCGTATCAGATCGTCCAATGCAGAATCGCGTCAATGCTATGAAGAAGGGTGGTATGGCTGGTTCGTACCGCAAGGCTGCTGACGGCGTTGCCAGCAAGGGCAAGACCAAGGGCAAGATGGTCAAGATGAATAAAGGGGGATACTGCTAATGAGTAAGGGTCCAAAAACTCGAGGTTCACGCGGTCCTACTAGCCCCCGTGGTATTTACATTGGTTCATTGAGAGCACCGGGCGGAAGCGCCGATATGCCGGACGAGCCAATCAAAGGCATGAAGAAGGGCGGCATGGCTACCTCTGCTTCCCGTCGTGCTGACGGCATTGCCAAGAAGGGCAAGACTCGCTGCAAGATGGTGTAACTATGATGTCCTCCCGAGGCATGGGTGATATCAATCCCAAGAAGGTGCCGCGAGCAAAGCGGCGCGGGGATAGTAAGCCTGTGATCGGGACGGGCAAGCCCATCCGTACCTTCAAGAAGGGCGGTGAGAGCAAGGTCAACGCAGCCGGTAACTACACCAAGCCGGGTATGCGTAAAGCTTTGTTCAACAGCATCAAGAATAGTGCAGTTCAGGGTACGGCGGCAGGGCAATGGAGCGCGCGCAAAGCACAGCTTCTAGCCAAGCGGTACAAGGAAAAGGGCGGCGGGTACAAGTCATGAAGGCTCCGCAGCAGTCACTAAAGGCATGGACTGCCCAGAAGTGGAGGACAAAAAGTGGTAAACGATCTTCTGACACGGGTGAAAGGTATCTTCCAGAGGCTGCTATTAAAGCTCTCAGCCCCGCCGAATATGCCCGAACCACCGCAGCCAAGCGTAAAGGCAAAGCCCAAGGCAAGCAGTTCGTCGCCCAACCCAAAGGCATCTCGCAGAAAACCCGTGCGTATCGTCAAAGGGGTAAGTAAGAAGTGAACATGCAGAAGATTGTGGATATGTTGTTCCCGGTGCTGCTGGCCGCTGTGGGCTGGTTGCTGGCGGAGATCGCATCATTCAACAATCGTTTGATCGCTATCGAGTCTAAAATCCCCATCTTGATTACCGAGGATGGTGTACCTACCGATAGCCCGTTAAGTGCGTCGCGTCGTCAGGAACTTAAAGACGACATTATGGAAGACATCCACGACCTGCAAGTGCGGGTCAAGCTGATGGAAGAACGAGGCAAGTAATGGTCTACAAGACTACAGCTACGACAGACTTCAACCTCGACCTCAACACGATTATCGAAGAGGCGTTCGAGCGTTGCGGTGCTGAACTGCGTACGGGTTACGACTTCCGTACGGCTAAGCGTAGTCTTGCCCTGCTCCTGATGGACTGGTCGAACCGAGGCATTAACCTCTGGACGCTGGAAGAAGGCACCAAGACGCTGACCTACAACGTCGGTACGTACGATCTTGAGCCTGACACTGTTGACCTGCTTGACCATGTGATCCGGACTGGCTCTGGCACGAACCAGCAGGACATCAACATCTCGCGCATTTCATCCAGCACCTACGTGTCCATTCCGAACAAGAATGCGACGGGTCGCCCGATCCAGATCTGGATCAATCGGCGTACGGGTGCTACGGGTGCAGATAATGTGGTGGTGAAACCCCAGTTTACGGTTTGGCCGAAGCCTGACAACTCAACAACGTGGACGTTGTATTACACGCGGTTGCGGCGGATGTTTGACCCCGGTACAGGCGTGAATGGGCAAGATATCCCGTTCCGATTTTTGCCCTGTATGGTTGCAGGCTTGGCTTATATGTTGTCGATGAAGATCCCCGGTGCTGATGCCCGTGTACAAATATTGAAGGCGCAGTACGACGAGGCTTGGGATCTCGCGGCGGGTGAAGACAGAGAGAAGGCGGCAGTGCGGTTTGTCCCACGTGAGAGCTTCTTGGGTGGCTACTAATGCCAAACAGGTTTGCAAGTGGCAAGAATGCAATCGCCATGTGCGACCGATGCGGGTTTCAGTACAAACTGAAACAGTTGAAGTCGATTGTGATCAAGACCAAGAACGTGAATATCTTGGTCTGTCCGGAGTGCTGGGAGCCTGACCAACCCCAGTTGTCTCTTGGCCTGTACCCTGTGGACGATCCGCAGGCACTACGGAACCCGAGACCGGACACGAGTTATTTTGCGGTCGGTAATGACGGTGCCAATGGTAGCCGTCAGATACAATGGGGTTGGAACCCGGTCGGAGGGTCAAGGTCCTTCGATGCGGCTTTAACTCCGAACACGCTGGCTCCGGCTGGCGAAGTTGGAACGGTGACGGTCGTTACGACCTAGGAGATTGTGATGAAGAACGGTATGCGAAAGGTTGCCAAGGAAGAAGTGCGTAAGCACGAAGTTTCCATGCATGGCGCGAAGAAGATGCGTGCTGGTGGTAAGACCAACAGCGATATGAAGAAGTACGGTCGTGGCATGGCGAAGGTGATGAACCAGCGCAGCCCGATGCGTGGCTCTTCTGGCCCGAGGTAAGTGCCATGAAAGAGTTGAATCCCGGCAAGATCAAGCCGAACACCGACTCGACTGGTGAGAATGGCTATCCTGAAAAGGATGTCAACAAGGGCGTCACCCACATGGATATGAAGGGTGCTGGCGCTGCCACCAAGGGTAAGAAGTTCGTCTCGCAGATCAATTTGCAGAATAACGGCAAAGTCCGAGCGGGTTGGAGCTAATGAACTACTCCCAGTTAACTACACTGATTCAGGACTACTGTGAGTCTACGGAGCAGAGCTTCGTGGCGAACATTCCTACGTTCGTGCAGTTGGCTGAGGAGCGGATCTACAACACGGTTCAGATCCCGGCCATCCGTAAAAACGTGACGGGCACGACGACCAACGGCAACCAGTATTTAACTCTGCCGTCTGACTGGCTCTCGACGTTCTCGATGGCGGTGATTGACCCTGTGACTCTGGACTACGAGTACCTGTTAAATAAGGATGTGAACTTCATCCGGGCAGCGTATCCGCCTCCGACCAGCACGGGTAAGCCCGCGTACTACTCCATCTTTGACAACACGACAATGTTGCTGGGGCCGACCCCAGATGCAGCCTATACTATGGAGTTGCATTACTACTATTACCCAACGTCGATTGTCGATGCGGGTACGTCGTGGCTTGGTAACAACTTCGAGTCTGTGCTCCTGTACGGGTCGCTCCGTGAGGCATACACCTACTTGAAGGGTGCCGAGGACATGATGGCGTACTACGAGAACAAGTACCAAGAAGCCCTTGGTCAGTTGAAGCGCCTCGGTGATGGCTTGGATCGTCAGGATGCGTACCGTTCTGGTCAGGCTAGGATTCCTGTGACATGAGCTTCGTAGCTGGGTCGGAAATTGGAAACGTGTTTGTGCAGACGACTGACCATCGTGGGCACACTGTTGAAGAGATTGCAGAACGTGCGGCTAACCGCATACTCAGTGCCGACACAAAGGAAGCACTGCATTATTGGCTAGTGAAGTATCTCCGCGAAGCCCAAGCAGCCGAGCGTCAGATGATATGTAAGAAACTAGATCAACAAGGCTATGCGGAAATCGCACACTTAATTGGAGACCTCTGATGGCTATTTCTCAAGCAATGGTAACGTCGTTCAAGGTAGAAATCCTTGACGGAATCCACAACTTTGGTACCGGCGTGATCCGTGCTTCGACGGCTGCGGATGTGTTTAAGCTGGCCCTGTTCACTTCATCGGCTACGTTGAGCGCGACCACTACGGCGTACTCTTCGGCTGACGAGGTTTCTTCGTCTGGTACGAACTACCCGGCGGGTGGGCTGACGCTAACGATCTCGCAGGTGCCGACTTCTAGCGGTACGACGGCGTACATCGACTTCGATGACCTGACTTTCCCGAGCGCGACGATCACGGCCAACGGTGCTTTGATCTACAACGCAACTCAGGGTAACAAGGCCGTGGCGGTGCTGGCGTTTGGTGCGGACAAAACCTCAACGGCAGGTAACTTCACCATTCAGTTCCCGTCTCCGACTTCGACGACCGCTATCCTGCGTATCGCTTAACCGGAGGGTGACATGGCCCTCGTGCTTGCTGATCGTGTCCTTGAGACAACGACTTCGACTGGCAGCGGGACGATTACTCTGGCTGGTGCTGAGCCGGGGTATCAGTCTTTTTCGGCTGTCGGAGACGGAAACCAGACCTACTACACCATTACAGGCGACACCCAGTGGGAAGTAGGCATTGGCACATACATCGCTTCGGGAACAACGCTCTCCCGAGATACGGTGCTGTCATCAAGCGCGAGCGGTGCGAAGGTCACATTCTCCGCAGGGCAGAAAAAGGTATTCGTTACCTACCCGTCTGAGAAGTCCGTCAACTTCGGCGTATCGGGCAATATCAGTGCGTCGTCTGGCGTTATTACTGACGTTGCTGATCCTGTCGTGGGGTCGGACGCAGCGAATAAGCTGTATGTCGATACGCTGGCCGCGCAGGGTATTAGCTACCACGAGCCTGTCAAGTACGAGGTGCCCAACACGACGGGCAACCTTGTTGCAACGTATAACCAGCCGGGCGGTGCTGGTGTTGGCGTAAGTGCGACTCTGACCAATGCGGGTACGTTGGCGGCGTTTGTGCCAGACGGTGTTACTGCGTCAATCAGTGATCGTATCCTGATTTATAGCCAGACCAATGCGTATGAGAATGGTGTCTACGTTGTATCTACAGTTGGTAACGGCTCGACGGCATGGGTGCTGACTCGTGCTGCGGATGCTGATACATACGGCGTAAAAAGCCCAACTGAGTTGGGCGGCGGCGATGCGTTCTTCGTCACCTCGGGTAACACGGGTGCTGGCGAGACTTATGTCTGTAACACACCGGGCGTCATTGTCTTTGGATCGACGGCGATTACCTTTGCCCAGATCTCTTCAGCGCAGGTCTATCAAGCCGGTAACGGCATCTCGATTACCAACACCACGATCTCGCTGGCTACGCCTGTCTCAGTTGCCAACGGCGGTACAGGTCGAAGCACGACTCCAACTAACGGTCAACTGCTAATTGGTAACGGTTCGGACTACACGCTCTCGACTCTTACGGCAGGATCAGGTGTCTCCATCACAAACAGTGCTGGCAGCATTACGATATCTGCAACAAGCGTAGGTGCGGTCACGGCTGTCACGGCTACGGGCCCACTTGCATCAAGTGGTGGTACGACTCCTGATATCAGTATTGCCAACTCGACCGGCACGGGCAGTGTTGTTCTGGATCAAGGCGCGACAATCTCTAGTGCCACGATCACGGCTGCGGTCAGTGCGTCCATCACGACGATCACAGGTTCTTCGGCCAACATCACGACGGTCACGGGGACTACCACTACATTCTCTAGCGGTACGATCTCCCAACTCGGCGCTACTTCTGCCACGATTACCACGCTCTCTGGCACGAACGTCACGTACTCAAGCGGTACGGTGTCTCAACTGGCGGCTACGTCTGCCACGATTGGGTCGGTGTCGGGTACGAACGTTACGTATTCAAATGGCAACCTGACTAGCGCAACGGTCACGACGATCTCAGGCACGACGGCTACCTACACCTCGGCCACAATTACTAACTTAAGCTCAACGTCAGCAAACGTTACAACCCTGACGGGCACGACTATTACTGGTTCGGCTTTGTTAGCGTCTAATGGAATCGTGTTGAACAAAGATATATCTGCGGCTAACTACACGTTCCCAACGGACTACAACGGATTGACTGTTGGGCCTCATACTATTTCATCTGGTGTTTCCATTACGGTTAGTGCCGGACAACGTTGGGTAGTGATATGAGTACGATTGACGCTGGAACTACGGTCCCCACAGCCCTGACTTTGACGGGTACAACTGACGGTACGCTTGACTTTGCTACTGGCGGCACTATCCGCATGACGCTGACTTCTGGCGGCAACTTGAACTTTGCAGGCACCGCCCAGCGCATCACGGGCGACATGAGCAATGCGACGATTGGTAATCGGTTAGCAATCCAAACTAGTACTACTGACGGAGCAACTAGACTTTCTGTTATCCCAAATGGAACAGCCACCACTACTGCAATCAATTTAGCAAGTAGTTCTGATCCCGGTAATGCCTCATTGCTTTTGCTAAGTGCTGAGTCCACTGTTACTCGTATTACATCAACATTAACTGGAACTGGGACATATTTGCCGCTACTGATTTCAACCGGAGGCAGCGAAAGGGTCAGGATAGACACAACAGGCGCTCTTGGCTTGAGTGGTGCTAACTACGGCACAGCCGGTCAGGTATTAACAAGCAATGGATCTGGTTCAGCACCATCGTGGCAGACGGTGGGAGGTAGTAAATTGCAATCACAAACATTCACAAGTTCAGGCACGTTTACTGTACCTACAGGCATCACTTCTGTGTGGGTCACTATGACCGGTGGAGGTGGTAGCGGCGGTGCGGGCATTAGTTTTGACGGTGGGCCTAGCGGTGCTGCTGGAGCATTTACTATTAAACGCGCAGTGAGTGTAACTGCGGGTGCAAGTATTACTGTGACTATCGGCGGTGGCGGTGCTGGCGTAGCCGCAGGTATTGCTGCTACTACTGCGGGTGGGCGAGGTGGGACAACATCATTCGGTTCAGTGTCAGTCACCGGAGGGTATGGTGGTCGATTTGGTACTGGTTATATGGGAACGGGCGGTGCAAACGGTGGTGTAGGTTTTGGACCTAATCCAGCACGGCCCCCCGGCAGTGTCGGCGGAACGCCCGGACTAGCAGGCTCGTATATTTCCGGTAACGTTGCTACTTGGGGTGGTGCTGGTGGATTATTTGGAGATGGTACGGATGGCGTGACCAACGGCGCTTCTTCAAACGCTGGGGCAAATACCGGCGCTGGTAGCGGTGGCACTGGTAATACTGGCTCGACAACTTCTGCTACGGGTAATGGTGGTTCCGGCATGGTCATCGTTGAATGGTTAGGTTAGGAGATCAGTCGTGGCACATTTTGCTGAACTAAATGACAACAACGTAGTTACTCGCGTCATTGTCGTTGATAACAAAGATACGATGGATGAAAGTGGTAACGAGGTCGAGGCCATCGGTGTCGCCTTCTGCCAAGATCTTCTTGGCGGACGCTGGGTTCAGACTTCGTATAACGGAAATTTCCGTGTCAGATACGCGGGTATTGGATATACCTACGACGTTTCTTTGGATGCGTTTATCCGCCCACAGCCTTATCCATCATGGACATTGAATTCACAAACTTGTGACTGGGACGCCCCTACGCCCAAGCCGGATGACGATAAATTTTATAATTGGGATGAAGCAACTCTCTCGTGGGTTGAAGTTATTCCTCCTCCACCACCAACTATTTAAAGGCATGATGATCAGGTTGCCGCTCTGGAGACGAAGTAATGTCTACGATCAACACCAACAATAGCGGGATCGTTTTTACCGGCAACACGGACGGTACGCTTGATCTTGCCACGGGTGGCACTACCCGTATGACTATTGACGGGTCAGGCAACGTCTCTATTGCGGCTGGCAACCTTGCGTTCACCGGCACCGCCCAGCGCATCACGGGCGACATGAGCAATGCGACGGCTTCTAATCGGTTGGCATTTCAAAGCAGTACGACAAACGGAAACACCAACATTGAAATATTGCCGAATGGCACAGCTACTCGTTCCGATTTGCTCTTAAATAATTCATCTGATCCAGCAAATTCATCGTTGGCTCAAGTATTTATTAGCAATACGGAAATGCGAATACTGTCAAGTCAGCGCGGTACCGGCAGTGCTCTTCCAATGACCTTCTACACCGGAGGCAGCGAGAGGGTCAGGATAGATACGTCCGGCAACGTCGGGATTGGAACGAATGCGCCGAGTGGCAACTTTCAAGTTTCGGCGGCAAATGTAAGAGTTCGATTTAGCAATACGGCTGCGACTGCCTCGACTTTTGCTTTCGGTGCTGACAGTAGTCTTGTTTGGTTAGGGTCAGAAACAAACGCTGACTTTTATTTTATAACAAATAACACCGAAAAAATGCGTATTAAGGCTGGCGGTGAAGTTTACATCGCTGGCACCAATGATCAAGGTACATACAACCTACAGGTTAATGGTACGGGCGTATGGGGTGCTGGTGCATACGTCAACGGTTCTGATGCACGGCTGAAGGACGACATTACGACGCTCAACGACGGGCTTAACGTGGTGTCGCAACTTCGCCCTGTCACGTTCAAGTACAAGCCGGACTATTCCAAGGATCAGAACGTACAGACCGGCTTCATCGCCCAAGAGTTGCAGGCTGCGTTGGAAGGAAAAGACTACCTTGACGGTATCGTGCAGGCTGGCCCGAATCATTTGAACGTTGCGTATCAGTCATTGATACCGATTCTGACCAAGGCCATTCAAGAACTGACAGCGCGTGTCGCTGAATTAGAGGCTAAGTAATGGCTACGATTAACGCCGCTGTTGATGGCATCATACTGACAGCAGATAGCTCTGCTACTTTGAGCCTTGCCACGAGCGGCGTGGTACGGATGATTATTGATTCGTCTGGCAATGTGGGTATCGCCAAAACACCGACCACAACGCTGGATGTTTCGGGTGCTATCTCGGATATTGCTGGTAACATCCGTAACGTTCCATCAGCCGGTGTTGAAAAGACTTCGGTCTATACGCTTGCTATTACAGATATTGGTGAGTACGTCACGATTGGCACGGGCGGTGGTATTGATGTGCCGAACGGCATTTTCTCCGCTGGTAACGCAGTTTCGGTCTTCAACAATACAACGGGTGGATGCACGATTAGCCTGACCATTACGACTGCTTACGTTACGGGCGTGAATACGGATAGAGCCTCGGTAACACTAGCAACTCGCGGTATAGCTACGATCCTTTTTATCTCCAACTCAGTATGTGTCCTTTCGGGTAGTGTGAGCTAATCCGATGGCTGGAATAGTGCAGATGTTAATTGGCGGGGTAACTACTATCCCCGACGAATATTTTGAGTACACCACTCTGCTGCTGCCCGGTAACGGCACTAACGGAGCGCAGAACAATACGTTCCTAGACTCGTCTACCAACAACTTCACCATCACCCGCAACGGCAACACCACGCAGGGTACGTTTTCGCCGTTCTCGCAGACGGGGTGGAGCAACAGCTTTGACGGCACAGATGACTACTTAACGACGCCAAACAACGCTGCGGTTAATTTTAGTAACTCAAATTTTACGATTGAAGGTTGGTATTACGCTAACACTACTGCTCAGATGGGTTATGTTGAGCGCAGAAGCCAAACATTTGTTGCAGGCGATTGGGTTGTATTTGTTTTAAACGGCGCAATTTTATTTTATGCGCGTGATTTTGATCAAAATAATCCAATTCTTGCAAGTAACGCTCGCGCTATTAACGAGTGGGTTCACTTTGCTATTGTTAGAAATGGAAGCGCGTTTACGCTTTATATAAATGGAACTTCCGCAGCAACATATACATCGTCAACTTCATTTAGTGATAATGGTTTAGGACTTACTATTGGCCGAGATAACGGAACCGGAAGCTCTGCCGGTCGTTTCTTTTTTAACGGTTACATCTCCAATCTTCGTATCGTCAAAGGAACCGCAGTCTATACGTCTAACTTCACGGTTCCGACTTCGCCTCTTACCGCGATCACGAACACATCTCTGTTGACCTGTCAAAGCAACCGTTTTATTGACAACAGCACAAACAACTTTACGGTTACTCCATTTAACGGAGTTTCTGTGCAGGCGTTCAGCCCGTTCAACCCCACGGCAGCGTGGAGTGCAGCGACGAATGGCGGGAGTGGGTATTTTGACGGCAGCGGAGACATGCTGCAAACACCAAGCATAACTATCGGAACAAGCAATTTCTGTTTTGAGTGTTGGTTATATCCAACGGCTACTCAAGGCTCAAATACTGGAATTTTTGTAGCAAATACAAATAATGGATTGCAATGTTCATATTATGATGCCACAAGTCCGGGTGGTCTTGGAATCGCACAAAAAGGAGTGGCTTGGCAGATATTTAACAACAATGGAATTAAGCCAATAATTAATCAATGGAACCACGTTGCTTTCGTGCGATCTGGAACGGGCACGAACCAGACAAGCATATTCCTAAACGGAACAAGAATTGTTAACGGCACCGTTTCTTATAACTATGCTGCAAGTCAATATCAGTTATCGACCACTAATGCGGCAGGAACAGTTTTCCAAGGTTATATCGCTAACGCTCGACTGACGATTGCTTCAACTCCATATGACGCTACGCAGTCAACAATAACCATTCCTACTGCCCCTCTAACGGCGATCACCAATACCTCGCTCCTGCTCAATTTCACCAACGCAGGCATATACGACGCGACAGCCAAGAACGACCTTGAGACAGTTGGCAACGCGCAGATCAGCACGACGCAGAGCAAGTTCGGCGGGTCGTCGATGGCGTTTGATGGGACAGGAGATTGGTTGATTTTCCCAAATAACGCAATTTATGACTTTGGAACCGGAGATTTTACCGTTGAGTTCTGGGCTTATTGGAACTCTTTTGGATCAGATAAAAAATACGTTTTTAAAGGAACGTCAGACACAAATTACTGGCAATTTACGCATGACTCCTCGTTGGGGGTTCAATTTAATTACAACACTGGGCCGGGACAGGTTGTAGTTGCAAACCAAGGATCAAACGGCGGGTGGAGTACCGGAACTTGGTATCACGTTGCCTTGGTTAGATTCGGAAACAGCATCACCATTTATAGAAATGGTACTTCTGTTGCGACAGGCACTCTTTCTGGTGCTTTAACTAATCCAGCCTCGGGAATTTCCATCGGTGGCACAAGCGTTAATTCTGCTGCATCAATGAATGGGTACATTCAAGACCTTCGCGTTACGAAGGGTTACGCTCGTTATACTGCCGCCTTTACGCCTCCATCGGCTCCATTCCAGTTACTGTAATGTTTGGTTTTACTCCATTTGCCGCAGCACCATTTGCCGATCTTGGTAGCGGTGAGGCTCGTGTTGCCGTAACTGGGGTTGAAGCCACCGGTCAGCTTGGTACTGTTGTTGTCGTAAACGAAGCAAACGTCTTTTTAACAGGCGTTGAGGCTACCGGGCAGGTTGGAACGGTTCTTGTTGCGGCTGACGCTAACACTTCGGTCAACGGTGTTGAGGCTACGGGTGCGACAGGTACTGTCACAGTACTTAATGAGGCGAATGTCGCAGTCACAGGGGTCGAGGCTACCGGCTTTGTTGGCGATGTCACCGTCGTTGCTCAGGCTGTTATCCCGGTTACTGGAGTACAAGGCACTACCCAGCTTGGCACCGTTGTCGTTGCCTCGGAAGCAGTCGTCCTTGTTACGGGGGTCGAGGCTACCGGTCAGCTTGGTACCGTCACAGTTACTATCCCGGTTGATGTTCCGGTCACAGGGGTGGCGGCAACAGGCGCGGTTGGGACGGTTACTGCTACCGCAGATGCGGTCATTCTTGTTACCGGCGTTACCGCAACCGGTGCTATTGGTCAAGTCCTTGTTTGGGGTAATATTGTCCCGGTTCCGACCGGGCCGTGGGTGCCGATTAACGACTCGCAGACCCCGAACTGGAACGCGATTGGTACCGGACAGGTACCCGGCTGGACTCCGGTGGATGACTCGCAGACAACGACTTGGACACCGATTGACGACACACAAACGCCTAACTGGACACAAATTGCGGCGTGAGGTTTTAAATGGCTAGTACATATTCAACTAACCTTGCCATCGAGCTTATTGGTACTGGAGACCAAGCCGGTGCGTGGGGTAATACCACCAATACCAACCTCGGTACGCTGATTGAACAGGCCATTTCGGGCTACGTCACTCAGGCGGTAGCCACCGGTACAGACACGACCATTACCATCCCGAACGGCTCGTCGGGCGTGGCTCGTAACATGTACATCGAGTTGACTGGCACGGGCGGTACGAACACCAACCTGATTGTCCCTGCCAACAAGAAGCTGTACTTTATCTACAACAACACTTCGTCCGGACAAGTTACGGTCAAGGTGTCTGGGCAGACCGGCGTCTCGGTGCCCAACGGCGAAAAAGTTTTGTTGGTTTGCAACGGTACCGATGTCGTCAACGCTGTCACTTATATAGCTGACCTTGGCTCGAATAGTCTGAGTGTCACCAATCTGGGCGCAGTCTCGGCCATCATCACGACGCTGACGGCTGGGTTGATAACGGCAACTTCGGCCAACATCACAAACCTTACCGCTACGACGCTGACCCTGACCAATGCGCTTCAGCCCTCACAGGGCGGCACGGGGCAGACTGGTACCCCGACAAATGGTCAGTTGTTGATTGGTAACGGTACGGGGTTTGCGCTGTCCACTTTGACTGCGGGTCCGGGCATAGGCGTTACTAACTCTGCTGGGTCAATTACGCTCACGGCAACTGGCACGGGTTTTATCACTTCCGTTAATGCTACGTCGCCGCTTCAGTCCACTGGCACGGATTCCATCACAATCAGTATTGCTTCTAGCACGGGTACTGGTGCGGTTGTGTTGTCCAGTGGGGCGCAATTTAGTGCAACGTCAGCCAACATCACAACGCTGACTTCCACTTCTGCCAATCTCACAACGTTAAGTTCTACAAGCGCCAACGTAACTACACTGACTGGCACTAGCGCCACTATTACCAACATCTTGGATGGCGCGGGAAATGTTAGAAAAATACCTTCGGCAGGGTCTGAGAAAACTTCTGTTTATACCCTGTCGGTTTCTGACATTGGTGAGTTTGTAACGATTGGTACGGGCGGAGGAATTGACGTACCCAACAACGTGTTTTCGGCTGGTGATGCTATTTCCATATTCAATAACACATCTGGTACGCGAACAATTAGTTTGACTGTTACAACTGCGTATATTCCCGGTACAGATTCGGACAGGGCTTCTGTATCTATACTGACTCGGGGTTTAGCAACCGTGCTATTCATTAACCCTTCACTGTGTGTTGTATCTGGGAATGTAGTGTGAGCGGGATTATCCAAGTAATACTAACTTCTAGTGGGGCACCTACGGGCAAACCCCCTGCTGTGGAGTATTTAGTTGTCGCTGGCGGTGGCGGCGGTGGTGGTAGCTTTTACTCTTTTGGTAGTACTGTTATTACTGGATACAGTGGCGGTGGTGGTGCAGGTGGGTACTTAGCTTCTTCCAGTTTTACGATCACTGCTAGTACTTCTTACACTGTAACTGTAGGCACGGGCGGCGCTGGTGGCACTTCAGAATTAGCAGGTACTAACGGTAACGATTCGGTATTTGCTTCCGTAACAGCCACAGGTGGCGGCGGTGGCGGCGGATCTTCCAGAACTTCTGCAGCAGAACGTAATGGTAAATCTGGTGGTTCGGGTGGCGGTGGCGGTGTTACAACCTCTGTCGCGGGCGGTAGTACTTCATACACTGGATCCGGTTCTGGCGGCAGTGGAAGTCAAGGTAATAACGGTGCGGATGCAGGCCAAGTGGGTAACTTTTATGGTGCTGGTGGCGGCGGAGGATATGGGTCGGCGGCAAATCAAAACCAACCGGGATCTGGAATAGCAAATTCTATTAGTGGGTCTTCTGTAACTTATGCTGCTGGCGGTAGAGGTTCTTCAAATGGAAGCGGCGGTGCAAATCCCGGTGATGGTGGAGAAGGTATTCTGGGCAGTAACGGCACAACCGGTGGTACAGGTTCTTCCGGTATCGTAATCCTCAGATATTTAGCTAGTTACGATGCTGCTGTATCAACAACGGGATCGCCAACTGTAACTACCAGCGGCGGCTATCGTATTTATCAATTCACTAGTTCTGGTTCTATTACATGGTAGGCAACAAATCATGATGACGATGGTCAGTACGTTCCTGTCCTTCCTCGCGGGTGGACTGCCCAAGATCCTGCAAATCTTCCAAGATCGGCAGGACAAGAAGCATGAACTTGCCCTCGTCGCTGCCCAGAAGGAGCGTGAGTTGGCGCTGGCTGAACGCGGCTTCATTGCTCAGGCACGGGTTGAAGAGATCAAGCTGGAGCAGATCCAGACACAGACTGCTGCCGAAGAGCGCGTAGCTCTGTACGAGCATGACATGAAGATTGGCGAGGGTGCCTCGCAGTGGATGATCAATCTACGGGCTTCGGTGCGTCCAGTTGTTACCTACATCTTCGTGCTGGAACTTGTTGCCATCAACATTGCGGGTGTCTGGTACGCCTATAACACGGGTGTGCCGTTTGCCGCTGCGATGGCAGAAGTATTTTCGGAAGACGAGATGCTGATCCTGTCTTCAATTATCGCCTTCTGGTTTGGTACGCAGGCGTTCGGCAAGAAGTGAAAGTCAGTCAGGCTGCCATTCAAATGATCAAACATCACGAGGGGGTACGGACCAAGCCTTACCGCTGCCCTGCCCTCTTGTGGACGGTGGGTGTCGGCCACGTTATTGACCCAAAACACACCGCTATCCCATTTAATGAACGCAAAGATCTACCGATACCCGCAGGGTGGGATCGCACTCTCACGATGGACGAGGTGGACCGGATACTTGCTGAAGACCTTCGTCGGTTTGAGCGTGGTGTGGTTCGACTTTGCCCTGCTGCTGTTGGCAATCAGGGAGTCTTTGATGCTCTCGTATCTTTTGCCTTCAACGTGGGCCTCGGCAATCTCCAACGTTCTTCCATTCGGATGAAGTTGAACCGTGGCGAACTTGAAGAAGCGGCTGATGCGTTTCTGAAATGGACGAAGGCAGGTGGTAGAGTTCTGCCGGGTCTGGTCAAACGGCGCAACGACGAACGTGCGTTGTTCCTCTCGGGAGTACG